TATTACTCTTAGTACCATTGCTAGTAGGATGTACTAACCACGGAGCAGGTGGTATTGCAGATGGATGGACTATGCCTGGCACAGCAGACTTATACACTTGTGAAATTACAGGTGAACATGCTCAGTCATATTGTGACACAGGTGAACACCCTCAACTATGTGAGTGCTAATGAAAGAAGAACTATTAGAAATGTTAAAGAGTGATGCTTACCGTAAAGGTGAGTACACTCTATCTTCTGGTAAAACAAGTGAACATTATGTTAACTGTAAACCAGTTATATTAAATGGTAAGGGACTATTTTATGCTAGTTGTTTACTACTTGAAGAAGTTGAAGATGACTCTGTTGCAGTAGCAGGTCTTACTCTTGGTGCTGATCCTTTAGTAAGTGGAGTTGTTACAGTATCAGCAATAGATGAGGTTGATCTTGATGCTCTAATTATAAGGAAGGAACCTAAAGATCATGGTACAGAATCACAAGTAGAAGGACCATTACCACCTAAAGGAAGTAAGATAACTGTATTAGAAGATGTAACTACAACTGGTGGATCTTCACTCAAAGCAGTTAATGTTCTAAGAGATCTAGGGTATGAAGTTAATACTGTAGTATCCATTGTTGATAGGAAGGAAGGTGCTGATGTTATTATGAAAGATAATGGAATAGAATTAAAAAGTTTATATACTATAGATGATTTTAATTAAATGAATAAACTTGAAAGATGGGATCGTGCCAGAACTCTATTGTTAGAGTCATTGTATAAACCTGACCACCAATTAAGATCTTGTGCATTTAATCAAGAATGTAAAGATGAGTTGATGGAAATCAGAGATCAGGTGGTTGAAATGGTCAGAGATATGTCTAATCCTCATACTCCACCATTGGAATTTGGTAAAAAGAATGACCATGTGGAACCCACAATTACTACTCCTCATGGTGAGATAAGTGAAACTCTTATGAGTGGAGCATTAGGTAATTATTATAGGGGTATTAATCATGGCAATTAATTATGATATAAAGATCACTATCAACCTTAATGAGTTGGTAGAAACTAGAGCAAAACTATTGTCTCAATATAATGAGGGTTACTCTAAGAAAATAGTGAAGGGAGAGTATCTTGATGAAACTGATATTGATAGAATTGCATCTAAATTAAGAGATACCTTAACATGGGATGCTCTATTCAGTATGGTTGATGAGTCTATCTTTGAATACTTGGGTATAAAAGAAACTCATTATGGTGAGACTGCTGGTGATGAACCTGCTAAAACTTATGAGAAGAACAGACAACAGTTTAAGATGGTTGATTTAGTATCACCCTCTTGGACAATACAAGTACCGATTAGAAAAAACAAATGAAGAAACTATTAGCATCTTTAATGACTGCTACACTGTTAATGCCTACCGTAGCATTAGCATCTGGACCCCGTAGAATGTTAACCCCACTTCCCAATTCTACTAAAGGAGATTTTAAATGCTTGAATGGGGAAGAAGAATTTAAAGAGGATTGTAAGATTACTGTTGATGAAACTGGTGTGATTGGTCCTGAAGGACATATTACAAATGTAGTGCAATGGAATGTTGATGGAGAAAAGTATGATTTGGGTGCAGGTATTGTTGGTGGTGCTGTAGGTGGTGCTGTAGGAATGGGTGTTGGCATGGCAAGTTGTTATGTGGTTTTACCAGTATGTCTTATAACAATGCCAATGATTACAGGTGCAGGTATGGGATTAGGTGGTAGAGCAGGTGGAAATCTTAACAAATTCTTTGTTGTGATTGGTGATGATGTTAATGGTAACAGAGTTATACAAGAGTTTAAGTCTTATAATACTGGACTTACAAGAAGAATGACTAGAAGATTATTTAAGACAACTGGATTAGCTGCTGGACAATTAAAGGGTTGACTAGGCATAAATTTTTGTAAATTGTATCAGGGAATACGAACACAATTTACATAAATAATGATAGAATTAGGGATAACAAGATGAGTTAAATCTCTTCGTTATTGTAGTTCATTCGAGGCAATTATGCACAACTTAATTTCATTTAATCAACTCGCTGGATCAAAACATATGGAATATAACGGTTCACAAGATGATTTAATCACAGAATACTACGAGTGTCTAATTGACTGTGAAGAAGACCAACATGTTTGTAAACGTATATGTAAGGAGGTTTTAATTTAAAACAGTTTAGACGTTTATTCTAGCAAACAAATGATTAAGTATCAACATCCACCTTAAAGTAAATTCAATCAATAATCATACCCCTTGACTTTTTAGTTGAGGGGTTTTATAATATACACATAATCATAAAAAATATGACATTCTCTAAAGAGATTAAAGCAGGAACAAAGAAATCACATTCAGCAGCAGAGAATACATCATTTGTAAAATCATTCTTACGTGGTGTTGTGAGTAAAGACAGTTATAAAGTATTAGTTGCTGACTTATACTTTGTTTATAGTGCAATGGAGGAGGAAGTAAGGAAACTTAAGGATCATCCTGTAATTGGTAAGATAAACTTACCAGAGTTGGAGAGAGTAACAGCACTTGAAACTGATTTAAGATATTATTATGGACCAATTTGGAGAAGTATAGTTGAACCATCTGAAGCATGTAAGAATTATATTAATAGAATAAGAGAAGTTGCTAAAGATGAACCAGAGCTATTAGTTGGTCATCATTATACAAGATACTTGGGTGATCTATCAGGTGGACAGATATTGAAGGGAATAGCAGAGAAGGCAATGAACTTAAAAGGTGAAGGATTATATTTCTATGAGTTTGATAAGATAGATAATGCTAAAGAATATAAGACTAAGTATCGTAGCATACTTGATGAACTTCCACTCACTGAGACACAACAAAATGATATAATAGTAGAAGCTAATTATGCTTTTAGATTGAACATGTATATGTTTGATACTCTACAAGGTAACTGGATTCAGTCACTTATTCAAATGATTATTAGTTTTATTAGGGGATTGTTCAAATGAATAAAGAAGAAAGAATAACATTTTCAAAAACTAGAGATGGTTCTAAGTTTCCTCATAGTACATTTGATTATAGATTTGAAGATAGAAGAAAGCAACCAAAACTTAATTTGGCATGGTTTCAACGTATAGAACATGTAGAAGATCATGTAAGAAAACATAATCTTAAGAAAAGAGACTATAGAATATTCCAAAATGTATCAAAAAAGTAACATGGACAATCTTTATCGGGAAATGTTGGTAATGAGAGATCAATTACTTAATAGAATAGAGTTGTTGGAGAGTGATGTGGATATATTAACTAAGGAAAACATGGATTATGCTAAACAAATGTATGAATTGGAGAACTATCTTGAAGATCGTATAGATACTATGTTAGAACATATAACAAATCTTAATAGTAGTGAAGGATCTACAAGCAGCAAAGAAACTAATCAAACAATCTAAAAAACATCCTGAATGGTACACTGAAGATGACATAAAGTATGCTAAAATGGTGAAAAAAAAGGAGAAACATGCCAAGAAACGACAGTTTAAAGATAAATCAAAATGATGATGGTTCATTTACGGTAGAATGGGATAAAAAAGACCCTTATTGGGACTTTTTAAACAAACTTACTTCTGAAGAAATTGAATTATTAATCCAACAAGTAGTTAATGAGGATCAACATGGAAGAAACTAAAAGTTATGCACTTGAAAACCTTAAAGCATGGGTTGAGGAGGCATTAGACAGTGATGTAACACCTGATGAGTTATACAACACTATAAGAACCACAGTTGTTGAAAGAATATCATACCACAATATATGTGCGAGACATTCAAAAGATCTACTAGAATTATTATCTAATAGTAGTACTAGATCTTTAAGAAGGACTAAAGTAGGCAAAGATTTGGACATTTTGTGATAAAAGTATTAAGTTATACCAAGGGATTATAAAGAGATTATAAAATTTATAGATAAAATATATAACTATGTTATAATATCAACACATACTCCAAAGACAATGATTAATTTAGACGAGAGATACCACGAATACCTGCATAGCGATAAAACACTTAGAATTGATGGTGATGAAGAACGTCTACTAGCTTATGGATGGCATTGTGATGGAAACGAGATAAAAGGATACTATTTGACGACAGAAAATCATAAATTGTATTATAATATGGAAGAACAATTTGTTAAGATGGAGACTCTTCGAGAGGTTGCAGTCTCTACTTAAAATAAATACCATTATAGGAGTAAAGTTTAAGTTATGACTACTATCAAACACGACCTAGAGCATGAAGTTTATCTTGATCCAAAAGATAACAAGGAACACATTAATCATGGTATGTTAGAGTATAGTAAGGAAGATTTGGAGAATGTTCATGCAGAGTATGAAGAATATCACAAAGGAGATGTGGTTGATAGTAATGAGGGTCGGATCAATGATTGGCACACTAGGCATGAAGATAAGCACTTAGAAGTATATTGTGATAATCATCCTGACTCATTAGAGTGCAGAGTGTACGACGACTAGGACAGTTTAATAAGTTGCACACCCATCTTGCATTAATTTGTAGGGTGGGTTATACTATGTGAAATTGCTTTCATACTGTGAATTATCTTGATGACAATTTGAAACCACTGATTGAAAGTATTAAACCTAAGAAGTCTCAGTCTTATATACTTGAGGCATTGGATTTGGATCGTTATTCTTCTCATGGAATACAGATAACATTTGGTGAGAGAATAGAACAGTTTTGGAATAAGGTAATAAGTGATAGTTCATGTATGAATTTAATTGAAGATAATAATATAGTAGAAGTTAATGGTAAGAATAGACAAATAGATCATTTATTTCGTGCTGATCGTACATATTACCTAGAGAGTAAGTGTTGTTTAAACTTTGATAGTGAGAAAGTTAAGGCATCTAATAAAAAGATACAAGAAATACAGGAAACAGTTGATGCAGATGAGGCAGGGTATTTTGTACCAGTTGTATCAACTATTGACCAAAAGTATCTTACCAAGTATAATAAGAAGGGATTAAATGTTTATGGTGTTAAATGGTTACTTAGTAAGATAGATGCACCATTTACTGAAGAAGAGTTCTTTACATATATGAGAGAAGTTATTGCACCAATTCTTGAGAAGAAGGGTTTATGAAACCAGTTGTTAAGTATCAGGGTGGTAAGACTAGAGAATTATCATTAATTCAACCTTACATAAGATCAGCAAAGAGGATTATTGAACCTTTTTGTGGTGGTGCAGCAGTATCTTTACATGCTAATGTACCTTCAATACTTAATGATTGTAATAGTAATGTTATCAACCTTTATAATATTATTGGAGATAAGAGTTACTTTAATGTATTATTAAAAGAAGTAGAGTATATTAAAACATTAGGTCATGATGATCTTGAGAAGAGATATTATGATGCCAGAGATATAATTAATGGAAATGATTCTAAACCCTATGATCTAGCATTGTCATATATTATTGTTAGACAGTTATGTTTTTCAGGTATGGAAAGATATAATGCTAAGGGTGAGTTTAATGTACCATTTGGACATTATAAGAAGTTTGCATGTAATCTATCACCTAATCATCATACTTTCTTTAGTAAGTGTGAGATATACAATGAGGATGCAGTTAAATTAATAAGAACATTCTCTTTTAAAGAGGGTGATTTCTTATTTCTTGATCCACCATACTTAGACCGTTTAGGATACTCTACAGGTGATGGTAGTGATGGATTACATGAGAGATTGGCATCTGTATTAAATGAAATTGATGTACCATGGTTATTGATACATTCAGATTGTGATTTTATTAGACAATCATACTCAGAGTGTATCATTGATGAGATTGGGTTCAAGTATTCGCAGAATTTTGGTAAAGGCAAGGATCATTCTAACTCTAAGGTCAAGCATTTGTATGTCAGTTCAAGAAGTGTCACAAAAGATGTTGTTCCACTCTCATAATGGATTATAATAAGCACATGGGAAACAAAGACGGTTTCTTTCTACTAAGACATCAGGCAACTTAAGTCCTGTAAATCTTAGACATGACCGAAAGAGTAATGCACTGTCTCCGTTTTTTGTTTCTCTCACCTATTCATTCTATTCACTTTTTAAAATGGTAACAATGACAGAAGAAACCAAAGAACTTCTTGAAGATGTTATGGATGAAGAACTTGCATTAGAGTTCATTGAAGAGCATGGTGAAGAGAAGTTTGCTGAATACTATGAACAGTATGAAGCATTGGTAGAGGAGTATGGTCAAGGATTAGTGAATGAGTATGTAGAGGATTATGGTACAAATGGTATTGAGTATTTTGAGGATGCCTATCAGGGTGAATATGAGAGTGGTGCAGATTTTGCCGAGCAAATTGCATCAGACTGTGGTTATATTTCAAGAGATATGCCAAGTTGGGTTGAGATAGATTGGGCAGCAACGTGGGAGAACTTATCCTATGATTATAGTGAGATTATCACACCTAATAACAGTGTTGCCATTTTCTCAAACAATTATTAAACTGGCACACATGGGGTTGTCAGATCCCCCCAAAACTGATATTATATAAGAGTTGAGAGATATGTGGTTCTACTGCCCGAACATCGCAAGGATCTATGGTTGTCTCTGTTCAGCAGGGAAATTACGTCCTTTAAGTCGTCAGTAGGGGTTCAGGTGTAAGCGATTCCCAGTAGGTAAAT